TTTATTGTCATCAGCAGAAACCCAGAACGGCTGTTTAAATGTACCCATGTCAGCGCCAGCCGTTCTGCCGAGTTCTCCAATATACCAAGTGCCTTCAACATAATTATATACAACGTATCGGTCATTCTCGGTAGAAGAGCCTGATGGGTAAAACCAGAATATTTCGCCATATGTACTGTTAGATACGGCGAATGCCTTGCTGATTTGCGCGCGGTTTATATCGCTAAATACATAGTCAGATACTTCACTTTCAAGCTGCTGGGCTACACCGCCTGCATAGGCATAAAATGAATGGTTGCCCATCCAGAATGCGCCTTGATCAACTGATGCATATGCCTTGCTTGCTATCAATCCGCAGCTAGAGCCAACACGCTCAATACCATAAACGTATGGAGCGCCAATGTAATTTGCAACGTGCGCGTCTGTGCTTGTTAATATCAATGTCTGGCCTTGCACTCTAACACCAGCCATAATTCTACCACTTGTGTTTAATTCAATATCACCAGCTTCATTAGTCGCGGCTGGCGTCCATGTGGTGTTATCTTCTCTGTCGCTAAATTGTATTTTACGTTGATTGCCGCCTGCACCAAGTGCAAACACAAATCTTTCTTCAGTGACAACAATAGCTTCATTATTTATTGGCGCGTTTGCCACTACAGCAGCGGGGGTAGAATTACTTAATCGCCACTCGTATATCTTCCCATCATCTGGGCTACATGCCAAGAGATACTCGCCCCAGTTATCTAACGTCCAAGTTGTGGCGGGCTGAGTTCTTGCAGTGTCTGGCCTCGCTACGCCGTATGCATAATTTCCATAAAAACTACCGCCATATCCAGTAAATGATTCTGCGCTTTCTCTACCCGCAATCAATCCTGTTGGGGTTATATCGTGCCTCACACCCGCAGAAGTCCAACTATATAATTTATTATAAGTGCCACCAACAATATATCTGCTCTGATCATTGGCAACCCACGTAAGCAAACCGCGCACTTTTGCGTCAGAAGCAGTATTAGATCGAATGCGCCACCCGCCAATTGGGCGCATAGTGCCATCCACCCAGCGTACTAAATTACTGTCTCGCCAACGATTTGACGACTGTAATTCTGTGCCATTTCGGTAAATACCGGGCGGTATATCTAGCGGTATTAGTGGCATATTATTTCCTTATTACCATTTAGCAAATTATGTAAATGTATTTCAAAAGTTATTTTAATTTAGTTTAATTAAGATATAAAAATTTTACTTTCACCTATTAGATTAACTGTTGTCCCAGCGTCTGCTGTTTGAAAATCATAAGTTACCCTTCTTCTTGGAGACAATTTGCTAGGTTTTCCTACTACAGATGCTGGTAATGTTACTTCGTAAGAGGTATGAAGATCATATTCGTATATATTATCGTACCCATTCCCACCCATGTAAAACTTACCGCCATCAGGCTTAAAGAACATACCTCTAGGCGCAGCATCCTTTTCCGCTGTAGCAATTTGACGTGTGTAAGTAGCTGTAGTAATATCCCAAGCTGTGCTTAGAGTATATTCACGCACCACATCAACTGAAAGATCTAATGCATACATTCTAAGGCCATCAGGCTTAAAAAATACATCTTGGAGGTAAGATAAACCGGTTAAAGCAATTGTCTGTAAGTAGGATGCCGTAGAAACATTCCAAGCTGTGCTAAGATTATACTCATAAATATCATCGCCCGGACCATTTGCAATATACATCTTGTAGCCATCAGGCTTAAAGAACATTCCTGCGGGACTAGTCGCTTCAGCAACCACTGAGAATAACTGGACAAATGCCGCCGTTGATATATCCCAAGCTGTGCTTAGAGTGTATTCATTAACCTCATTGCCACTATTACCTAAAACGTACATTTTAAGGCCATCAGGCTTAAAGAATAAAGCTTCGGGAATACTATCTTCATTTACTATTGAGAATGACTGATTGTAAATAGCCGAACTAATATCCCAAGCTGCGCTTAGAGTATATTCAATCACATCATCGCTTGCAGCTCCAACAATATACATTTTAAGACCATCGGGTTTAAAAAATACATCTCTTACGTCAGATTCTTCATCAACTAATGAGAATGACTGTAAGTAACTAGCCGAACTAATATCCCAAGCAGTTGTAGTATTATCACCTGAGTTAAAGCTATACTGCCACCTAGCATTGGTAGGTACACTAGCGAAACTAACTGTGGTGTTCGCTGTAAATGTTCCATTATCAAAGTAGTTATAAGACCCTACATCTAAACTTGGTGTTGCACCAGTAACAGCTAGAAATGTGTGAGGGTCTGTGGAAGAAGTATCGGCCCATACAGCCGTACCTGAAGCGGAATTTTCTAATATTTGACCTACAGTCCCGCCAGTTGGTATATGCTTATTACCTGCATCTGTTGGGTGGACATAATTATTAGCACTGGTTTCAATTGTATCTAATTTTGTGCCGTCAACTGAAACATCTCTGCCATCAACATTTCCAGTTACTGTTACATTTGTAAATTCACCTGTTGACGCAGAGTTTGCCCCAATTGGTGTGCCATCAATTGACCCAGAGTTAATATCAATACCCGTAACAGGTGTTGTCCCATCTAATAAATCATCAACGCTATCCAAGTTGGTGTTTATCTTAGTACCCCAAGTATCTTCTGACGCGCCGACCTCTGGCTTTACTAAGCTATATGTGGTTGTTGTAGTATCAGCCATTATTTAGTCTCCTATTTGGCAACACATTGCCATAAATTATGTAAAATTGCAACATTACAAAGGTATCCAAGGTTCATTTGGTGCTGCGTTAGAATTAACCCAAGTTTTATTTACTTTAACATAATCAGTCCACGTTTCATTTGGTGCTGCGTTAGAATTAACCCAAGTTTCATTTGCCTTAACATAATCAGTCCACGTTTCAGGTGTATCTGCGTCTTGCTCCCATTTTTCTATAGCAGACGCCAACATACTAGAGGCTATATTTAATTGGCTGCTGTTTGATAAAAATCTTTGATAATTTACAGATAATGCAGAATTTGGGTTTAGATTTGATGAACCTGAATAATCCGCAACGAAATTTGTTGAAAGTGACAAGCTTGAAGCAACAGCACCATCAACATTTCTAAATCTATTGTATGAAACTGTTAGCGAAGATGACGGCAGTATATTTGATGTAAAGTCCTTTACGATTAAAGCAGAGGAAGTAACGCTAGATGATGGCGCTGCGCTTAAAGAACAATCCTTTACGATTAAAGCAGAGGAAGTAACGCTAGTTGATGCAGATGCACTAGCTTGTACTTCTATTGGTATATTTTCAAATGATGAAAATGCTGTGCTTGAAAAAGGGGCTGTACTAAATGTCATTCTACATTCCTATATCACTAGGCCAATGTTCGTCTAACCAGTAGTCGTGAGGTATAGGTGACATAGCTTCTAGTGTATTAGAAGCATCACGTATCTCTTTTATCTTAGCCCAGATAGCTTGGTTAGCATTATACTCGGCTAGTTCTTCTGCCGTCCAATTGTCTGAACCTTTATTAACTAACTCCATTGACCTGTTGGTTATGTTACGTTGTTTCCATTCGGGGCAGTAGTTAAGTATTAAACTCTGTGCATGGTTTCTTACATCGTATTCGTTACCTGTCATGTCTTGCACATACCAATCAGTACCATTCCAGAATACTTGTTGATCACTTGTATGTGAAGGTCTGTCAGATACAGCAGTATAACCAGCATCAGCTATTTCAGCATCTGTAAATGTTGTGCTATCAGTACGAGTTGTACCATCAGATAAGACTATCCTGTGGGGTAGAGGTTTAGGATAGGTTTGGTTAATTGTATATTGTGTCATGATGTTGGAAATCCTGCTGTTGGAGGTGTAAAGGTAGAGGTGTATCTAGCAACATTATTAGTTAGCCTAAACTCATCCATGTAGCCTACAAAAGAGTCCCTACGATTATATCCAGTACCTATACTATCTAATCTAATATAATTATTAAAATTATTGTTAGTTGCTTGTAAAACCCCATCTATAAAAAACCTACACACATTATTTTCTCTAGTTACAGCCACATGATACCAAGTGTTGCTTGTAAAATATGTAGTACCAGTGTAGTTAAACATATGACCATTGTTGTATATTAAAACTTTACCAGCAGTTCCTCCTCCATTAAATCTAAACATTTGATGGTTTCCTGAAGATGCACTTCCGCATAAAGCCCCATCAACACTTCCGTTAGTAGGATTAAACCAAGTCTCCATAGTAAAATCAACATTGGCATCAACGAATTGAGTTTCAGTAAATTTTATTCTTCCTGTAGTACCAGAGCCAAAGTAACCACTAGTATTACCAAACTTGGTAACTGCGTTAGAAATATTTGCATTACCATCAGATGTTATTGCTATGTTGTTAGATGAACTATCAGTGTACGTTGTACTGTTATTAGTCCCATCAAATTTTACAAGTAGCTTTACGTCACTAAAATATGGGTCTGTTACTGCGTTAGGGTCTACAGCTTTAGGCCAAGCATCATTAGTCTCTGCTTCGTATTGTTCTTGT